TCTAATTCTGTTGTACTCATCAATATTATGTATTCTCTTAATTCCTGTTTGATCTCTCTGATCTCCGCCGTTATAGCCTGGAACTGTGCCTGTCGCATTGCCTGGATGAGCCTCTGTGTGTTTTTGTTTGTGCCTAAATGTACTGTTATTTATCGATGGGACCGGCGTATGAAAAGTACGTGTTTATGACTCCACCCGCCAGTGCACCGATGATCTTCTGCCTGTCCGTGCCAGTCATTTCTTTGGTGACAAATGTGTGTATGGGCAGGTGTGCTGTGTTGGTGCAGTCTGCGACAATGGGTATGAGGCTGAAGTCCTCCACCAGGTTCTCGGTGGGGTCTGTGAAGTCTCCGTACACTCCCGACTGTTCAGTGAAGAACTGGAAGTGCCACGTGGAGTGTGCACCTTCGTAGTAGGATCCGAAAGCATGGTTGCCCAGGTTGGGCAGTTCTACTTTCTGTGGTGGCTGTTCCCACGTGATGTTACCCCTCATCTGTAGCAGTTGCAACATGGTGGAGAAGTTTGAATTTTGATTCCTTGCTATGGCGAGCGTGTGTTTGTCGTGTACCTTGATCCCTGACTCTGTGGTGAATGGGAATTGCTTTTTAAGATTGCCGTTGTTTGTGATGTCCACCAGTGTGTGTACTCTGTACTCGAACATTATTTGGCCTTGGCGTAGTACCAAATGTCCGGTGCTAGGTAGTCTTCTAATTTCTTAGACAGTTCGGGACTGTCTTGGACCAGTTGTTTAAACTTTGGCGTGATTGTTTCGTGTATCTTGATCACTGACTTGTCTTTCTTGTATCGTGGACGTACCTTCTCTATGCCATACGGGCATTTGAAGTCGTATTGTTTTGCCAGTGCTTCTATCTTGTCGCTAAGGTTATTGTCTAGTTTTATCAAGTGCTTGACTTCCTTGACACCATCTATCTGATCAGAATAACGCCAGGTGTATCTGTCGAAGTGTGGGAACCATTCCATTATGTCATCGTGTTGCCACCATTCGTACTCTCCCCAACAGGTGCTCCACTCCGTGATGCCGTCCCAGTATCTCTGTTCTGGTTCCTTCAGTATCGCGAACACGTCCTTGTCATAGGACTCTAACTTGTCTTTCTCTATCTCTTTGAATTCGTTGAGATGGAATTCGTTGAGCCACGCGATCATGCTGTGTACCGCACCGCCGGTCAGATGTAACCAACCTGCCTTCTCATTGATGTCTATGATCACAGGATTCTTGAGTCGCATTCCGTTGTCGGGTCGTCTCATAATTTCAAGGATTGTTTGGATGCTCATATGTTATAATTTAGCCGTAAAAAAAGAGTGGGCCTTAAAAAAAGACCCACCCTTATGGTAATAGTTAAAACTATTAACTTACTGCCGCCGCAGTTAAGATACCAAGTTTAGTTTCTGTAACTGTTGCTGAACTGATTGTTGCTGTAACTCTACCGTTACCGTTCAACGCTCTGATGGCTGTTTGTAAAGCCGCGATTGTTGTAGTAGACGAGATTGAGTCTAAACAGTCTGTTCTTGTACCGTAAGTTTTTTGTGTGTTTGAGTCTGTTAATGGACCTTCCATTAACACTGGCACACCGTTGTTTTCGATTGTTGCTCTAGTCATTTCTAAACCAGCAGTTGAGTTAGACGCTGAGAAGTCAGATGTTTCTGCGTTCATGGCGTTGATGAAGTCAACTGTGAAGAAAGTCATATCAACTGACCCTACTTCGTAGTTTTCGTTTCTAGAGAAGTTGTTTTTACTAATTGGCATTTTGTTATCCTCCTTTTTTCTGATTACTAAATGCGGTGACACCGCTCAGGTATCACGTTGCAAGTATTTAGTGGTAAAGTTGGTAAATTATGCTGTAATATTACGATTTCAGCCACACTTCGTCACTTCTCACACGTGAGTGACGGTCATAACCGAGGTTCCGCAGTATTTTCCTAGATTCCTCGACTATCTTGGGCCTCTTGCGTTCCTTCATCTCGATGTTGATCACAGGATTGTTTCTCTTCAGGGTCTCCTGAGCACCTTGGAGCACTGGTATTTCGAATCCATCCACATCTATCTTGATGTAGTCAACATCACGGAGATCGAAACTGTCAAGGGATCGACATTCTATGTCACCTTCCCTGGGTTTGGTGTCCCCCACCACGTAGTTTAGATGTGTGTGATTGGTGCCCTGTTCGGCCGTGTGTGCATGTGTGCTCAACCCATATGGATACAGTGTCACATTTGATTCTGTGATGTTCTTGTTGAAGCATTCTCTGAAATTGGGGTTTGGTTCAAAACAAATGACCTTGTCAAACCTCTTGGACAAGGGTCTTGCCCATTCGCCCACGTTGGCACCTATGTCGAGGGCATTCCTCCAACGCTTTACATATTTTAAACTGTTGTCCCTCTGCGCCTGTTGACCGTTGCCTGCCTCTTCTAGGTACGTGGGTTCGGTATGGTTGAGGTAGTAGACCCAGTAACTATTTTCGTTTGGCATCACACTCTTTACAAGCACAATCTGGACAGTCCCTGCACTCGGTACAGGATTTTCTACAGTGCTGTTCACACCCACACTTCTCACAGATATATTTGATCATTTTCAAAATGCCCTCTCTAGGCATCTGTCACAGTCACAGTGATCACACTTCTCACAGTTAGAGCAGGACTCATCGCAGTGTGGATCGCAGTTGCACCTATGGCAGATTTTTCTTGGTTCTTCCATTACAGTTCCTTGAATTTTTTCAGTATGTCTGTGTTGGGCAGTTTGGCCTGTAATTGCTGTTGCAGTCTGTGTAGGGTCTGTATCTTCATCTTTGAATCCAACTTGGTGTAGTTGGCCACTGCTCGCCTGATGTTCTTGAGGTTGGCGTCTGTTATGTTTAGTGCCCTCTCAAGATGTGTTAGATTCCGGTAGTGATCCTCCAAGGTCCTCAGGTATCTCCTCAGCGCCATCACGGGCACCGGTTGTCTCTGTCTCATGGCCTGTGCTTGGTCCTTGTTCTTGAGCTTCTTGGTGATCTCGGGATCACCTGACACTATGGCCAGCATGTTGGATAGATCGTTGTTGATCATCCTGACTTGATCGAACGTGCCCTTGGCCATGGTCTGGTCCGCGTATGACTTGGCGAAATCTGCTGTGTCCTTGTGGTGGCTCATCAAGGCCAGTGCCAGGAAACTGAGATATATCCTCTCTGTGACCTCTGGGAAAGTGAATCTCTGCAAGTCATTATGCCGTCTTATAACCTTGCCCTCAGATACATACTTAAGAAATGGTGTTAACATACAGGTATTTATAGGCTATATGCAACGAAACTTTATTCTCACAGACATAATGAAAACTGGCCCTCACCAGCAACTAGAACAATTTGTTAATTTGCACAGCATAGCCGATCAGACTTTTGACATGACAGGAGAATATTTTACCTTGCATGATTTTGATTTAGACAGTTATGACAGGAAGTTCGCTATTCTCGATTGCAGAAAAGTCAACAGGTCATTTGAAAAGAACAAGGAATACAGTATAGAGTTGAATAGACGTTGTGATTTATTGCACAGTCAAGGTTTCAACTTCATAAAAGCAACACCATGGGAATCTTTGGAAAACGTCAACGCTGAAACACAATATCCTGACATAAACTTAGAACATATCAAATGGACAGGTGGGGTAAGTTGGTTTTGGTTTTACATGTACATCAAACACAAAGACAGCGAATTCAATTTCACACACGATCACAACGGCAGTTATTGGCACAAAAAAAAGGATTTTCTTTATCTGAACAAAACAGTGCGAAATCACAGGATAAAACTCTATGATAAATTATTGGAACATGGCGTCCTGGATAACAGCATACACACCTTCCATTCCCACCCCCACAATGAACGTGTGTTGCCTTCCAGATATGAACTACCATGGGCACAGGAATATGCATTACGTGAGGGGCATTGGGACCAGGACATCTTTGAACTACCATACAATGATACGGTGTGTTCATTAGTGTCAGAGACCAATGACAACGACTATGAGGTATTCATGACCGAGAAGATATGGAAGCCTATAATAGCCAAACATGTTTTTGTAGTGCATGGCAATTATCTATATCTGCAAAAATTAAGGGAGATAGGATTCAAGACATTTGGCAATTACTTTGATGAGAGTTATGATCTCGAGAAAGACAGTGATGAACGGATTCACAAGTTAGTGGACCTATGTAAAGATCTTAAGGCAAAGTGTAGCCAAGGCAGTGTTGTAGAAAGCGGCAACAAGAAATGGCAAGACATTTACCTGCAGACACAAGCACTCCGAAAGCACAATTATGATACTTTTTTTAATGAGGCAAAATTAAGTGCTCAGATCAACAAGACCTTAGAACTATTTCTTGAATTTGCTGATAGCCGTCAAGTTTCTTCTTGAAAATCCTAACCTATCTACCAACTTAACAGCGTTGCCTGACTTGTCCACTGCGACGAAGCCCTCTGGTTCTGTTACCTCTAGTCCGCCATCCGTCTGTTGGAACGATCCTATGGCCTGTGCTTGGTTCATTTTCTTGAGCACAAATGCCTTCATAGTCTGCACTGCTCTGTAAAAAGTTAGCATAGCCTGTAACGGCTTCTTCGCTCTGTTCAGGAACACTGGCATCTGTTTCATCTTGTCCTGTCTCAGTTGTAACGCCTTCTGTGCCTTAAGTCCTGACATCTGCTGTTGCATTCTGTCTGTGTAGAACTTTTTAAAACCCAACAAGAACTTGTTGGCATCGTTAGGAAGTTTGCCTTCCCTTACCATTGCGTTGATGTACATTTGGAACATGGGTATGAAGTCTTGGTTCTGTCCCAACACACTCGATAGGTTCCGTGGCACACCATTCAAAAGTGTCTCTAACTTCTCTATGCCGTTGAAAAATTGTTTTGTTTCGTCATCAGTAAATTTGGCACTGCCTGACACGTCCTTGTACGTTGCGTTGTCAAAGAACACATCATTGCTTTTGGCGAATGAACCAACATCTGCCCCACCTTGGGCGTTCATGTCCGCAAGGCTATCACCAACATATGTTGTATGGAATATGATTCCTACCTTTGCTCTATCTATTTGTTTGCCTAGATCACTTGCTTCTGGTACTGCATACGTGATTGTGTTAGGTGTGAATGTTAGGTTAGGCTTGCCGTCCACGTTCTTACGTATGATGTCCTCGTCAGTAAACAATAGGTCACCTTGCACCACGCCTTGAATGTTAAGTTTCTTGAGATGTACAAGACACTTTAATAACTTCTGTCCTAGGTCGTCTGTACCGTGATTGTTTGCTATGTCTCGCTTGGTATAATTGATCTTTGCGTTCTTGGCGAACACTGACTTGGTACCCACAAAGAACTTACCGTTGTCAGGATTAGTACCACATACCACAGCAGGTGCACCATCCCATTTGACAGACACACTCATGGCCTCTGAACTTGTGCCTTTAAGTGTCAGTAGTAGTCCTCTGAAGTATTCGATTACAGCCTTGCCGCCCTCGTAGCCGTCGGTTATCACTATGTCCTCTATGTGTTCAAGGTGTGTCCTCTTAAACTCTGTTAGGACATCTTCTATCAACATTGGTTAGTCCTCTTGGTATTCGCCGTCTTTGATTTTGAGTAGATTCTCTTTGACGTCTCTGTTCTCTTTGATACGAGCGACGCCTTTGCTGAACTTGGATGCGTCCATGTTCTTGAGTGCTGAGTTGAATTTCTTTTCCAGTTTGAATGCTGTGTCTTGGTCGAAGTTTTCCCGGATGTAGGTCATCAGCCTGATCGCACTTTCAAGGATGTGAGAAGCCCTGCTTTCCACGACTTCTTCCTTGTCTCTTCTGAGAGGCATTGAGCTCAGTTCTTCTAATAAACTTTTTGTATGTTTCTGCATTGTAGGTATTTACTCCTTATTGTAGCACAATTCTAGCATAAGTCTATTGGTCTATGCTTTTTAGATAGGTAAGAATGTACTTTTCTAGCTCTTTGTATTGTATCTCGTTATGATGATGTCTATACTCCGGCGTGGTTCTCCTACGATCGTAGGGCATCGTGCCCCACATAAATTTGTTGCCGCAGAACTTCCAGATATCAATAATCCTTTCGTTTTCCGATATCAGGTTTATCTTTTCAAAGGCTTTGTATCTTTCCTTATTTTTAGTTGGTCTGTTAAGGTGCCCCTTGTCAAATCCGTTGCACATGTCCCATATCAGGTAAGGAACATTCCTGCTTTCTAGAAAACCCGATATCATGATAATGTTAGTGAACATAAGGTCCCAATATGTTTTTAAGTTTGGTATGATTTTGTAGTAATAATCACACAATTTATGTATATCATCTATTAAGGAGTCCTCCAGATTGAAACTGTCGTTCAAGTAGTTTGAATTTTGTAATGGCACCCAACTTCCGTCAATCTCGTCCTCATCTTTGTTGAGTGCCAGTTCCCACCTGTGCGTAAATGTCAATGGTAACATGACCATGCCGGGGGAGCCGTTCTGTGCTATCCATTCTATTGTGGTCCTGCAGGCTCTTTGGAAACTTGTCCCGCTCTTTGAAATATTCACAACCTTATTACAACCTATGCCTGAAACAAAATCTTCTGAAGGATTCCAACACTCTCCGTAACTGCAACCATTTACCAGCAA